GACCAGAAAAGCAATACTAGAAAGTTTAGTCAAGTTACACCAGGACAAGAAAGAGATTATGAAAAACTTGTGGCACAAAGAGCGCTTACAAAGTTTGAGGGTGTTGATAGAGTTGCACAGGATCCAGATATTAAAAAGAAATCTGGTACACAACCTAAAAAATACTATACTGGTTTAAAGAAATCAACTAAGTCTGCTAGAGACGCACACTTTAAAAAAGGTGCAAAAATGGATGACGACAATCCAGCGGCATACAAACCTGCACCAGGTGATAGTAAAGGTAAAACTAGACCTAGTAAACATACACAAAAATTTAAGAAGATGTTTGGCGAAGTAGATGAAGATTTATCTGCTAACGATATTAGAGATTGGGCATTATTACCTGAAACTATTGAAATGTTTAAAGACAAATATCAAACTGATTGGAAAATAGAGTTAGATAATACAGTTGCAGAAATGCTAGAAGATATTTCAATTGATGAAACTGCTACAGCAGCGATTAAGAAGAAAGCAGAAAAATCTGGTATGCCAGCAGGTATATTAAGAAAAGTTTATAATCGTGGCGTTGCAGCTTGGCGAACAGGTCATAGACCAGGTACAACACCTCAACAATGGGGTCTTGCTAGAGTAAACTCATTTGTTACTAAATCAAGTGGTACTTGGGGTAAAGCAGATAAAGACTTAGCGGCGAGAGTAAGAGGGAAATAATGACATTTGAGTGGAAACACCCAAACTATTATAAGGAGTTAAAAATGAAATCATTTAAACAAGTAGAAGAAATAGACGCTATTTGTGAACAACAGTACAAAGACTTGCCTATTACTGAAGCTGAGTACCAGGGTAAAAAGGTAAAACTTAATGACCCAATCAGAGGCGGTAGTAAGAAATTTTATGTATATGTTAAAGATGGCGATAAAGTAAAAAAAGTATCTTTTGGTGATACTACTGGTTTATCTATTAAAAGAGACGACCCAGCGAGGCGTAAATCTTTTAGAGCAAGACATAATTGTGATAATCCAGGACCTAAAACCAAAGCAAGATACTGGTCTTGTTATCAATGGCGTGCAAATGCACCAGTAGATAATTAATCGTATAAATAGTAAAGTTATGAGTAGATACACAAAAACAATGGCGGAAGCCTACAAAGAAGTCAAAGAAATTGCACCTGCTATAGCAGGTCTTGCTAGAGCGGCAGCATCAGGCGCTGGCGCAGCTGTTGCTAATAGAGCAATGGATAAGATGAACGCAAGTAAGAAAAAGATAAAAGAGGATCCTGTTGCAAAGGCACAGGTAAGACTTGATAAAGCAAAGAAGATTGCAGATTTAAAGAAACAGATATCTGATATAAGAAAAGAAGCAATTGAACCTGCAGGTGATGACGACCATGAAGTATCTATGGCAAGAGGTGAATTAGAAGCGATTGCTGATAAAGCATTAGAGTTATCTTCAGCAATGCAAGGCATGACAGATGAGGGTAATCCTTTAGAAGCATGGGTACAATCTAAAATCACTAAAGCAAAAGATTACATAAATTCAGCATATGATTATTTGATGTATAATCCTGATATAGCGAAAGAAGATATGGATATGGATCCTGCGAAACATGTTGCAAGAAGTAAAAGAAATCCAGATAAGTTTTGTGTCTTTGACAAAGATGGTAACGAAGTAAAACTATTTGACAAAGAGGCAGACGCTGTAGCATATGCAAAAGCAAACCATGATAAACTTATGGAAGAGTTAAATGAATTTACTGATGCTCAAATAGCAAGACTGAAAAAAGAATATGAACCTTTAAAAGGTAAAGAAACAGGAATTGCTTTAAACAAATTTGATAAGTTAAGAAAAATTTTAAAAAGGTTGCAGAAACCACAATTGTTAAAATTAGTAAAAGCAGATTTACCAATTGTGTCTTCAGCGGCAAAAGCAAGATTAGTTATTAACCATGGTATGAAATGGTCACAGTTACCAGAAGAATTAGTACCATATATTGATGTTGATATGTTAGAAGAACAAAAATCAAAATTTAAAAGTGTTGACCCAAAAGTTTTAGCAAGAATATCTAAAATGATGAGAGGTTCAACTGAAGAAAAAAAATCATTAGCAAATCTAATGAATTATCTAATGCCACCAGAAGTTGTGGATATGGTAAGAGATAAATTTGGTATTAAAATGCCAAGAGGAAAAATTAAGTTTACAGACTTATAATAAAGGGAGACTAAAATGTCAGATAAAAAACAACAAACGCTAGGATGGAATGCCAATTATTTTGGAGAACCAAAAGAAGGTTCACTAGCAAAAACTATTGCTGATATTACTAACAAACAAAACAACTTAGTAGGTGGTAAACCTGAAGTTGCAGATAGTCAAGTAGTACAGGCAGAAAAAGCAAAAGCAAATTTAAACCAAGAAGGTTTGAAAAAAGAAATGCAAGCAAACACACCTACATCAAATGCAGGTGTACAAACTATTAAAAAAACTCAAGCTGCAAAACCTATGGGTGCTGTAGATAGTTCAAAAAGAAAAATAAATGCCAAAAAAGAAGATGAAGACATGGCGCAGAAACAATCTAAATCAAAAGATAAAGGTCCTGTAAAAGTACATGGCGAAGATGTGAACAAAGAGATTGAAGCTGCTCAACAAGGCAAAGTAAATAGTTTAGTGCAATCAATCATAGATGTAATGTATTCTAAGAACGAAGCACTTGCAAAAGATGATGAGGGTGATGTAAAGAAAACTGCTGATATGCTTAAGAAAGCAAGTAAAGCACACGCTGCTCAAGCAAAAGACTTAGAGAAACAAATTGATGACGAAGGCAATGCATTTGGCAAAGCACTTATGGCAGCTAAGAATAAAGGTGAAAAAACTTTTACAGTTGCAGGTAAACAATATAACGTAGAAGCAGAAATGGATAAAGTAAATCCAGTTGCTGTTAAGAAAAAATTTGCTGATAGAAAAGACAAAGACATTGACAACGATGGCGATGTTGATAGTTCAGACAAGTATCTTCACAAAAGAAGAAAAGCAATTAGTAAGGCAGTAAAATAAAATGAACTTCTCCGCTATAGCGGAGGCCAAGTATATACACCTGATCCAAGAACAGGACGGTCTCCCAACTATCTACTGTGATATGGATGGTGTACTTTGTGATTTCGTAGCAGGCATTGATAAGATGTTTACTCTTAAATCTAAAGATCCATCAATGCCTGGACCTATGCAAGCAAATGGTTACTCAGATACTAACGATTGGTTAAAAGCACCAATGAGTAATGCTAAATGGGAACCTATTACAAACTATCCTATGTTTTGGCCGACACTACCATGGACTAAAGATGGTAGAAAATTATGGTCATATATAGAGAAGTTTAAACCACATATTTTATCAGCATATACACCACACGATAAAAACAGTATTAAGGGTAAACAACTGTGGATACAACGAAATTTAAGACTTACTGACCCTGGTAGAATACACTTGGTCAGACGTAAAGAAAAGAAACTTTACGCAAATGGTAATGTATTAATTGATGATTATGGAAGAAATGTGAAAGAATGGAAATCTAACAAAGGTATCCCAGTTAAACATAAATCAGCGGCAACAACGATTTCTATGTTGAGAAAACTTGGATATGTATAAATAGTAACAGTTAACTAACAAAATATTAACTTATTAATAAGGAGAAATAAAATGGGACTATGGGGAAAATCTACTTCCGCAGATAGTAGACCAAAGTTTCTGAAAGGTGACGGCGCTGAAGGTGCAGGAGGCAAAAAAGAAGATGTCTTGGCAACAACTAGAGGCTGGGAGCTAAAAGCAGGAACAGCGGCAAGCGGAAATGACAACGCTAGTGCTGATAGTGAAGTCTTAGTCGCAATAGGCGGATTATCGTCTGCTCTTGGAGCGGCTAACTTGATGTCTGTTGATTGGACTGACGGCACATATGCACATGATGGTTCTGCTGACTTCGATATCGTATTTACATATGACGAAGCAGTAACAGTAACATCAGCTGCAGCGACAGCAAACAACACGATTTCAAACAAAATACACACATCAATGCACATATTAGGTCCAACTGATATGGCAAAAGACGCTGATATGAAAATGCAATATCAATCAGGTTCTGGTACAAACAGACTTGTATTTAGAGGCAGAATACCTGCTGACGGTGTAGCAGGCGGTTATATCGCAATTGCAGACGCAACAGCGGCAATGGCAACAGATGGTACATCAGCAATGGTTGATGGTAACGGTACAACAGTTCCTTCAGCAGATGCTGACCACGCAGGTGGTTCAGCGGCAGCAGGTGCTGATGGTTCAAGTGCAATTTGGGGAACAGCGATTACTCGTACTGGTTCTTCAGACAACACACTTAGAACAGTTGCTGGTTCATCAAGTGGAACATCTTCACTTGTATTAACTGGTGTTGTTTTAGGTTAATAAATAAGATTATAGAGGGTACATTAAGTACCCTCATAATGATAGCAGTTAAGCATATGCGTACTGCTAGTAGCATTCCCCTAATACATACGGGGTTTATATAAGGAGAAAAAAAATGGCTGACAAAAAAATAACAGCACTTACAGACCTGGGTTCAGGTAACATAGCAAGTGCTGACTTACTTCATGTAATTGATGATCCAAGTGGAACACCAATTAACAAAAAAATCTCAGTAGCAAGTTTATTTGCAAATATTCCAGTTGCAGTAACTATCAATCCAGGTGCGTCTTCAAACGTTTTAATTAACTCAAGCGCAACGGACTCAGACTTCATAGTATCAAATGATGACGAAGAAGCATTTAGAGTAGATGGTGCAAATAGAGAAGTTGTAATTAACGAAGCTTCAGGACAAACAGACTTTAGAGCAGAGACTAACTCTTATGCTCAAGCATTGCTTGTTGACGCTTCTGCTGATAACGTACAAATCAACGCAACTCCAGTTTTTGGTTTAACACAATCACTATCTGGTGCAGGTGCTGTTGACGTTGTATCTGCTATTACAGAAATCGTAACTACTGGTGCAAATGCATTAACATTTGCTGACGGTGTTGAGGGACAAATTAAGTTCCTAGTTATGAAAACTGATGGTGGTGATGGTACTTTAACTCCAACTAACTTTGCAAGTGGTTCAACAATTACTTTCAATGATGTTGGTGATACAGCATTCTTATTATTCACTAACGGTAACTGGCAACTAATTTCACACTTTGGTTGTACAATAGCGTAATAATATAATATAGAGGGCGCTACGGCGCCCTCATTAATGGAGAAAACATGAAAGAAACAATTGAAGCGAAATTAAAAGTTTTAGAAGACAACCAAAAGCAAGTATCTCAACAGATACAAAGTGGCGAACAGTTGTTAACAAAAGCGAAAGCAGATTTGAATGCCATTATAGGTGCCATTCAAGTTTGTAAACAATTATTAGAAGAAGGGAAAGAAGATGGCGGAAAGAATTAGATACGGTGCAGGTGGTGTTCCTTACATAGAGAAGACTATTGAAACTGAGAAAGCAGATTTAGAGGCGTCATACAAACAATCCATCGCTAATAAAAAAGAACGAACTAAAAAGAAAAAGAAAAAAGTAATTCAGGAAATCATGGGAGATGACCTGGTAGAAAATAAGGAGACGTTAGATGAAATCATTTAAAGATTTTCAAAACATAAGTGAATTGAATAAGACATCAAACGCTAATAACGCACCTTCTGAAAGTGATATGAACCTAAACGATATTACTAGTGATGAGATAGTCAGTAGAATTAATAGGTTTGTAGGCGCCATTGCTAGTATGGAACATATTAACCCAATGGCAGGTCTAAACCATCTAAGAAGTAAGTTACACGGTCTTGGCGTAGAAATGGTTGGTGAGTTACCTGAAATGATTGAAAAATCAGGAACAGTAAGTATACCACTTTCTAAGTTTGGCGGAGTTTATGGTAAAACAGGCGAAGAACCTGCTAGTGAAGTTAAAAATGATGACGGTATTGAAAGACAATTAAAAGTTAAATACGAGACATTAGAAAACGGAGCTACAAAAGTTTACGCTGAATTAGTATAAGCGTAGATAATGAGGTTTGATAGACTAACAAAGGACAATGTCCTACTGTTTGCTTTGAAACACTATGAGAATCCTCAAGCGACTAGCGAAAAGGAATTTTATGATGATATGAAGCGATTTAAATATCTGAAAAGACTATTTAAGAAATATAGTAAATCAGGTATACTTAAAGAGCGATTGATTATGAACCATATTATAGTGTTAGCAAATGTGTTTGGTCCAGACGCAGTTAAGGTTTTATTATTGTTTAAGATTGACAAGATTTATTGGGCACAGTTGAAAACATTTTTAGTATTTTTAAATTATATGCCTGAAACTGAACTGAAACAAATCTCGTTAGACGGCGGTTTACTAGAAGCATTAAGGAAGATATAAATGGCAAGTACAGCAATTGACGCTTTTATAACATTTCGTTTTTTAAAACTTCTTGTTACGCCTTTTAATAAGACTGAGGCATTTAAACTTGGTATTATTGATGAAAGAGGAAAAGTTTTAAGAAAGTATAGAACACTTGAACGAACTGAAGAAAGACAGTCATATACTATTTTACATAGATTAGTTTTTAACGTAAAGAAACTAATTGAAAAAGTACCTGGTGGTAAAAGTAGATTAGCAAGTTATGCTGCCGCTTTGTTTCTTATTAAAGAACATGTCGCTGAGTACCATGATAGTGATGGTCAGGTGCTGGAAAAAGAATTTTATAAATACTTAAAAGACAATGATTTAATTGAAGAAGAAGACGGTCAGATAAGAGAAGAAATTGCTTTTGGTGACAAACTTCTAAAAGGTACTTACAAACTTGTACAGAATGTTGGTACAGATGAAGAAGATAAGATTATAGGTAGAAAAGGTGATAAAGTTACTGTATTTGCTGACCAAGTTGCAAAAGATAATGTTATGGGACAAGATGTCTTTGAAGTTATACATGATGAAACTAAACAAGTATTATTAGTAACAATAGAAGATATAGAAGAAGCATGAAAACATACGAGCAGTTTAAAAAAGATCCAGATGTAGTTGAAGCTATGGATATGGCAGCTCGTAGAAAAATTGCCATGAGAATGAGACGTATGTCTAAAAGAATGGTAATCGCCAGAAAACGTGCCATGAAAAGGGCAGCAACTCCACAAATACTTAAAAAGAGAGCAATCAAACAAGCAAAGAATATGCTAATTAAAAAATTTACTAAAGGTATGGATAAAAGTGATATGACGATTACTAAGAGAGCAGAAATAGAAAAAAGATTAAAGAAGATGGCAGGTAGAATTAAGACTATATCATTGAAACTTATACCTAAAATTAGACAAAAAGAAATCGCAAGACGTAAACAGATGGCGAGTAGATAATATGAAAACTTTTACAGACTTTAGTACAGAATTATTAAAATTAAAAACGCAACTAGAAGGCAAACAAAACGAGATTGCTAACGTTGCAGGTGACGGCGCTGTCAACATGAACCCAACAGGTCGTTCTAAAAAATTAATTAGACGTAAAAAAACTTTTAGTGTATCACCACAAGTCTTTGACATGTTCAGACGAGGTAAAAAGAAGTTTGAAAAATGGTCTAAGTATCTAAACTTAGAAGACGAAAGTCAAAGAGCAATCTATAATTGGGCAATCAAAAATCACACAGGTGTTATGATATTACAAAATGCTGTAACAGGTGAGATAAGAGCAGTAAGACATAATAGAATGGGTGGCGGACAATGGCATAAACTAAGTCGTGGTTTACAATCTGAAGAAAAAGATATGCCTAAAAAAGTATTAGATGACGCTGAAGAAATAGTAAAAGATTTAAAAAAGAAAAAAGCAGACTTTGCTAAAAGATATGGTAAAGATGCTAAGAGTGTTATGTATGCAACTGCTATGAAAATGGCAAAAGCAAAACACAACGTAGAAACTAAAGAGTATGGTTCTATGATACAACAAATTAAGTCTAGTATCAATAAGATTGGTAAACAAGATGAAGATGTAAATACAAAAGCAGAGTTAAGTTTATATGAAACTCCTGCACAACCAAACGAAAACAATATAGAGATACTAAAAAAGATTATTGAAACAAATGAAAGACAAAAAATAGTATTTGAAAAACATGGAAGTATGAAAGTATTTCCAGAAGAAGCAACTGTATTATTAAAAGTATATAACGAATTAAGAGACGACCTAAAAGAAAAGTTTACTAAGATGTTAAACTTTAATCAAATGGGTCTTAAATCACTAAAGAATATGTGTTTTGAAATCGCTACGTATGGTGAACCACAAGGTTTGGCAAGACCTATAGCAAGTATAGGTAATATGAAATCACCACGAAGTAGACCTGCCTACGCTTTAAATGCCAACAAAAAGAAACTTATTAAAGGCACAGCAAAAGGTCCAGGTCTTAATACTTTCAGACCACAAATGAATTTAGTAGCAAAAAAGAAAAAGGACTAGTATGGAACTATTAATAGCTTTAGCAATGAAATTTTGGCAATGGTCAATCCTGATTGCCTTGATTATAATAGGTTTTATTGTTAACCTATTTGATAAAAAAGATAATAGCAATAGAATAAATTTTAAATACGAAGAATTTCCTCACATGAAACCAATACCAATTAAAACAAAAGGTAAAGGTTTTTGGAAAGGTATCTTACTATGGTTATTAGGTACTAGACAATGGGAAATAGTAAAAGATTTTAAATACTCAATAGGTGGTGCTCAATATGTAATACCAGCAGGTTTTAAATTTGATGGTGCAAGTATACCAAAATTTTTACATACGTTTTTATCACCAGTTGGTGTATTATTAATGGGTGGTCTTGTACACGATTATATGTATAAGTATGAAGCACAATTAATAAACAATAAAAATTATCAAATACCAGAAATGAAAAATGAAACGGTACCTGTAACACAAAAGAAAGCAGACCAAATCTTTAGAGATATCAATATAGAAGTTAATGGTTTCTTTTTAATGAATTACTTAGCATACTGGTCATTAAGACTAGGTGGATTTGTTGCATGGAACAAACACAGGAAAGTTAACGCTAAGATTAAATAATTTAAAATGTTCAGTAGTTTGAAAATAGGTCTTATATTATTAATGCTTGCAGGTGCAGGTGGTGGATTTCTATATGTTAAAAAACTTCAAAAAGATAACGAGATACTAAAACTTAATCAAGCGAAGTTAGAAACGGCAGTAGAAGACCAAAAAGGTGTTATTGAACAACAAACAAAAGACTTTGCTAAAATACGAGAAACATTAAATATATTAGAAGAAGAAAATAAAAAATTACAAAAAGACAAAAGTGATTTAAGTAAAAGACTAGGTAAGCATGATATTGGTAATCTTGCAGAAAACAAACCTGGTCTTGTTGAAAAAATAATAAATGGTGCTTCCAAGAAGGCGCTCAGATGTGTTGAGATTGCAAGTGGAAGTCCTTTGACAGAGGAAGAATTAAATGGTAAACCTAATAAAGAGTGTCCTTCTTTTTGGCCTGCTACTGGTACTAACTAATTGTAGTGCTGCTGTAAAAGAGATATCAACCTATAAGATAGAAAAAAAAAAGGAACCGCTCTCATTACCTGCCCCCTCTCCTTTGAATTTA